TTAATCCAACTAGCGTCACTAAACAGGCATTTGGATCTAAAGAAACGTTTGGAGATTGGTTTGGAGGTCCAGATAATTTGTTGTCATTTATGAATGAAAAAGGTCCTGAAGCAGTAGTTCCAATGGACAAAGTAGGAGAATTCATAAATGACATGGTTGCAAAAAATCCAGGAATGTTATCAGGATTACAAGGTAGTTTGCGTAATTCTATGATTGAATCTAATCCAAATCTTGTTATACAGAAAGTAATGGAACAGTTTGCTTCATCTATTAATATACCTTCAACTATATCTCCTGCTAATACTGGATCTGCATTTGGAGCAGCTGGAACACTAGTAGAAACAAAAACCACTTCCGACCTTCTAACAGCACTTGAAAAGTTAAATACTAAGATGGATACGCTTATAACCGCGGTTGAAGACGGTGCAAACGCTAATGTTAATGCTGTTAAACGCAAAGGCAATTTGATTGCCTAAGGACAATAAATGAGTTGGAAAAAATATTTTACTCCAGTACCTACTAGTACAGGCACAAGTCTTAGCCCACTTAATGGTTCGACTCAAGCCAAAGCTGGCCCAGCAAGAACAAATTATAGTAGTTTCTTACCTGATGTTTATACAGGTAGTCCAAATCGTGTTGAACGTTATCAGCAATACGAAGTTATGGACAGCGATCCTGAAGTAAATGCTGCACTAGACATTCTAGCAGAGTTTACTACACAAAAACTAAAAGACGGTAAGACACCATTTTTAGCCACATGGAGACATAAGGCTACTAACAGTGAAGTTAGAATTCTTTCAGAGTATCTACAACAGTGGTGCAAACTAAACAAGTTTGATACACGTATATTCCGTATCATGCGTAATACATTTAAGTACGGTGATGCATTTTTTATTCGTGATCCTGAAACACAAAAGTGGCATTATGTTGATCCAAGCAAGATTACAAAAATTATTGTAAATGAAAGCGAAGGTAAAAAGCCTGAACAGTATGTAATTAAAGATCTTGCACCAAATTTTATGGATCTAGTAGTAACACAGATTACTCCTAACATTAATCCTCGAATGGGCACAGGTGGTATGAGTGCTAGTGCAGGTTTCCCAGGAGGCGCACAACAAAAAGGCACAACAAGTCCTTACGCAGGCATGAATGGTAGCCGTTTTGGAACCACTGAAACCGAGTACACTATTGGTGCAGAACATGTTATTCATCTAAGCCTAAGTGAAGGTTTAGACAACAATTATCCTTTTGGTAACAGCTTATTAGAAAACATCTTCAAGACTTATAAACAAAAAGAATTGCTTGAAGATGCTATCTTAATCTATCGTATTCAACGTGCTCCAGAGCGTAGAGTTTTCCATATTGACGTGGGTAACATGCCAAGTCACATGGCTATGGCATTTGTTGAACGTGTTAAAAATGAAATTCATCAAAGACGTATTCCTAGCCAAACAGGCGGCGGACAGAACGTTATTGATAGTGCTTACAATCCTTTATCAATTAATGAAGATTACTTTTTCCCGCAGACAGCAGAAGGTCGTGGAAGCAAAGTAGACACACTTCCAGGTGGTACAAACCTGGGTGAAATTGACGATTTAAAATATTTTACAAACAAGTTATTCCGTGGTTTACGCATACCAAGTAGCTATCTGCCAACAGGTGCAGACGATAGCCAAGCATCATATAATGACGGCCGCGTTGGCACAGCATACATTCAAGAACTGCGTTTTAACAAGTATTGTGAGCGTTTACAAAGCCTTTTAACTAGTGTTTTTGATGAAGAATTTAAGCTCTATATGCACGGCAAAGGCGTTAATATTGACGCTAATCTGTTTGAATTAAAGTTTAATCCTCCATTAAACTTCGCAAGTAGTCGTCAAGCAGGACTGGATGCAGAACGTATTAATACATTTAATACTATTCAACAAGTGCCATTTATGAGCAAAAGATTTGCAATGAAACGCTTCTTAGGATTAACAGAAGAAGAAATTGCAGACAACGAACGTCTATGGGGTGAAGAACAAGGCAAAGGCCAACCAACAATGACTGACGCAGCTGGCGAACTGCGTAGTGCTGGACTAAGTGCCGCAGGCATTGAAGGTGATTTAGGTGCAGCAGCTGACTTATCTGGTCCTGAAGATATGGAAGGCGATCTCGGTGCAGAAGCACCTGCCGGAGCACCAATGCCAGTTGCCGGAGCACCCGCAGCCCCACCGGCTGTATAAATATTAATATGATTTTACGAGAACTATTCTACATTGATCCAGATACACGACGTCAAGCAAATGACCTTCGTTATGATGCTGACCGTGATACTGCGACTCTACATCGTGATGATACTCGTAAAACACGTTTAACACTACGTCAAATAAACGAATTACGCAAGTCAAGCGAAGCACATATATTAGAGCAGGAGCGCGAATTAGAATTTATACATAGTATGTACATGAATCCAGTACAACCTGCTGCATAAATACGCCATCAAAACTGTCAAAACTGACTGTTTTTAGGGTATTTCCACACCGTTTTTATATTAATGTGTAAATATAATACAGCCTTGTCATCAAATCACAGGAGAATACAACATGACTGACCGCAATCAATTTGAAGCCATGCTTGAGGCTTTGATCAATGAAGATCAAGAAACAGCAAAAGAAATTTTTCATAATATCGTAGTAGCAAAATCACGTGAAATCTACGAAGAATTACTAAGCGAAGACTTTGATTTAGAAGAAGCTTCTAAAGAAGAAGACGACGACAAAAAAGCCGAAAAAGACGAAAAAGACGAAGACAAAGTAGACGAAGCTTTTGGTGAAGAAGAGGAAGAAGGCGAAGAAGAGGAAGAAGGCGAAGAAGATTCAGACGTAGGTGGCGACGCTAGCGATGATATGATTGGCGACGTTACAGACGGCGAAGAAGACGATAGCGAAGACCTATCAGATGAAGAGCAAACAGATCGTATTTTAGATCTAGAAGATGCTCTAGAAGAATTAAAAGCAGAGTTTGAACAGCTAATGGCCGGCGAACAAGGCGAAGAGCCAGGAATGGACATGCCAGGCGAAGAACCAGGAATGGATGCTGGAATGGGCGACATGGACATGGGCGCACCAGAAGAACCAGTTGACGAATTACAACGTTTCATGGAATATGTTGACAAAGTAGCACTTCCAAAGCACGGTGACAACGGTGCAAACACTAAGTCAATCGTAGCTGGTAAGAACGATATGGGCGGTACAACTGCTAACATCGCAAAAGGCGGAGAAGCTAAAGGCGAAGGTACTAAAGGCGGATTACTAAACCCAGCAACTAAAGAAGACAACGCAGGCAACATCAATGTTCCAGGTGGTAATGCTGGTAAGACAGCATTCAAGAAGAAAGAACCAGGCCATGGTGCAGAGAAGAAAGGTGCCGGCGACACAGCTCCAGATAAGAAAAGTCTTATCGGAAGCAGATAATTTAAACAGAGACTACTAAAATATGTCTTTATACCTCCGAGAGAATCTCAGTTTCAACGAAGCAAAAATGGTCGTTGAATCTGATGACAAAGAAGGAAAAAACTTGTATATGTCTGGGATTTGCATCCAAGGCGGTATACGTAACGCTAATCAGCGTGTTTATCCTGTGCAAGAGATTGGCAAGGCTGTCAAAACCCTTAACGATCAGATTCAAAACGGCTATTCAGTTCTCGGGGAAGTGGATCATCCAGATGATCTAAAAATTAACCTGGACCGCGTCAGTCACATGATAGTAAACATGTGGATGGACGGTCCAAACGGTTACGGGAAGTTGAAAATACTTCCTACCCCAATGGGACAACTAATTCGCACAATGCTGGAAAGCGGCGTGAAGTTAGGTGTCAGTTCACGCGGATCCGGAAACGTCAAAGATGACGGATCCGGTGAAGTTTCAGATTTTGAGATTATCACAGTAGATATGGTAGCTCAACCTAGTGCTCCTGGAGCATACCCAACACCAATTTATGAACACTTGATGAACAGTCGTGGTGGTTTTAATGCCTTGCGTATAGCGCAAGAGGTGAAAGGTGATCCTAAAGCACAACAATATCTCAAAGAGAGCTTATTAGGAATAATAAGCAGACTCCAATAACAAGGAGAATCACATGTTGGATGCACTAAAAACACTATTTGAAAACAATGTG